CTCCCACTCGCACCTAAGAGATGGGTCCTCGAAGGGCTATAACGAACTGGATAACGAAGTAAAAGTTTATACATCTAGGCGTAACCTAATAATGTTATTACTCCATTCTTCCACCTGTGAACTAGTGAAGGGCTTTCGAAACGAAAGAATTACCTTCGTCCCTCGGAGGAGGCGCACCCCTGCACCTCCCCGTCCTCGGGGTACCTGACTAGCTAGTCCACACAGATGACCTGTCCCCAGGCCATCGGCGGTAGTCCTTTCGGGACCACCAGTGGGGGTATTGTTAAATCCGCAGATTGTTCTTTCTGCTTTGACAACGCCCATACGGGAAGTATATCAATTTTGGGTTCAGGGTCAATATCCTCTGGGTCGGATGGTTCGACATTATAGGCACGTGCGACGAGCTCTGCACGACAAAAGTTCAGTTGGGCCGCCAACTGACTATAATAGCGAGATACCATACCGAGCATCAGCGACTCATAGGCCTTTTCTCCAAGAGAACCTTGTGTATTACAAAACAGGAATTGAGTACCATATTCACACCACAACCACAGAACAACACACTGGAAGGCAGCACCATAACTTTCTTTACCCTCAAACCGTGCATACGGATATCGTACGCATAACGGCTGGAGCTTGCGCATAGCAGCGCAGAAAGTATCATAGTGCATCCATTCTTTGTCAGTTGGTGGACGTGGTGGGCTGAACACGGATTCGGCATACTTCTTCTTCAAGAGAGTAGCAATCTGTAAGTCAACACGGGAACAGGGTTCTAAAGGGCGTAAGCCTAGGCCGCACAAATACTGCGGTAGGAACCAGGGACCTGGGAATTTTTCCAAAATCGGTTTTGCTTCGAACATAAAAAGCTTGTGCACGCCTACCTCAAGGGAGGGGCCGGCCATGGCAAGTAACTGGTGGTGATTCTGGGATAATTCCCAAGGACTCTTCCTCGTTACTTCCGAGCCGACCGCACTCCTCGTAAGGCCGTACGCCAGACCAAGATTGACATAAGGAATTGTTTTCCAATTACCATCCGCTTCCATTGTAAAGAAGCAGCTGTTAATACTACAGAGTGTGGGGGAATCGTAGGTTTTTCCTATGGACTTCCTAAAACCCATCACTTTTCCAATGCCTTCCCAATAAGCAGGGAAGTGTGGACTGTAGTACATGGTTAAACAATCGTCACCGTTGATCCAGGCAGGTAACTTACGTATGGTAATACGTGTCGCATGCGCCAGTTCATAGGCATATCTAATGAGAGTGACATTCGCAATGCACAACACTGGGAAAGATACAATTGATCCCATGAGTTGTCCGCGTTTTTGCTTGAGAAATGGGTAGATCCTCCTAGGAGGTGTTCCGAATAAGGGAACCCCGGCTGGATCTCTCAGCTCCTTCTCCTTGTACTCCCTAGACATTCGATAAAATGGCTTTGTAACATCAATGCCTTGTGATATGAGGTCTTCCTCTGGCACCCACTTCCATGCATCCTTGCGAGCAAGGGGATGGTCGGGCCCAAAGGCGACTTTATACTCATGAGGTCCAACAAGGTAATTGTCATAAGTCCCATGGCCGCATTCGGCGCAGAGACATGGACGATTTTCCATAGATGTACATCTGGCACATTTCAAGAAATGTGAAGGGAGGAGGGAGTCTAACAGACATCCTGGATACTCGTAAGAGCCATTCTCACAATCAATTGGCGTGAGATTATGACTTTTAGCGACCTCATGAACAAGAGAGGTAAAATCCATAATGTAACAGTGCCCAGTTAAGGCCTGAATAAATAAGTCTGTTATGATATTGGAGTTGCAGGTGCCCTTAGAAATACAGCACTCATGCAGTTCTCGTGCGATGGTATTCGAAACCCAGCGCTGTAACTCGTCGGTGGCGGCTTGATAGTCACCACTATGAAAACGAGTGTTCTCCATGATCTGAGAACCATATACTGCGCGAGCCCCGAAACGTCGATTCATTAGTTCCTCCGTAATGGGGGTGCCTGTAAGCTCAAAATTCCAAAACTTCTGAAGCTCTGACCATAGGAACTTCTGGAGCGGTTTAAGTATGAAGTAGCGCATTGGGGGACCTTTTGAAATACATCGGACCTTCAATGCCTCGCTCAAGCCAACCACATGAACAATGGGTGACTCAGAACAAGCCTGTATTAGGCAGCGCCAATAAAAGCGCCGCCAACACTGTGCAAACTTCACATCATCGCACTCCGATCCAAGGACGTCCTTTGTGTCCTCAAGAATATCGAGCAGTCCCTGGTCTAAGCGACCGGCTGCTCCATAATATTCTGAGATCTGGCCAGCGAGTTTTGTCATCTTATAGTTGAATCTCGGCCAAGCATTCATATC